TATCATTCACAAATTAAAACTTAATCATTATGCCTTGTAATTTATCAGCAGGAAGAAACGAAGTTTGTAAGGAATCAATTGGTGGTATCCAAGCGGTTTACTTTATTAACTATGTAACGGGTTCTTTCACTAAAAACGGAAGTGGTGAAGTAACCGCAGTACCTTCAGGAAGTGTATTGTATTACTATCAACTAAAAGGAACAAGTGCATATACTGAAACAGTAAATTCATCTCGTGAAAACGGAACAACATTCTTCTCACAAGAATTAGTGTTGAACTTAAAGAAATTAACAAATGAAATGACTACCCAATTAAAGCTTATGGCTTATGGTAGACCTCAAATCATTGTTTGGACTAACAACGGAGATGCATTATTAGTTGGAGAAAAATTAGGTGCGGATGTAACTGCAGGTACAATTCAAACAGGTGGAGCATTGGGTGACCTTTATGGTTATTCAGTAACTTTCACAGGTATGGAACAATTACCAGCAGCATTCTTATCTGGAAGTTCTACAACTAACGCATTAGGTGGATTGACCGCTAACTACACAGTAGTTACTGGCTCAGCAGCTTAATTCAGTATAGAGCATTAAAATATTTAAAGCAGATTGGCTAATAGTCAGTCTGCTTTTTTATGTCTGATAATAAATTTGAAAAGTAGTGTTATTATTAGATACTGATAATCTAAATACAAGATAATGCTGGCTTATTATATATCTCAATCTAACGAATACGTCATTAGAGTACAACCTACTTCATCTTCGCAACTTATTATGAGTTTGCAAGATATGTACACATTAGCAAATTTAACTGCTTCATTAAGTGGTACAACGTATCAACCATACGAAAGTTATATTTCGGCAAGTATGAGTATAAGTGGTGCTATTGTAGGTAGTGAATATAGAGCAGCACTCTATTGTTCAGGAAACTTAGACCCAATTTGGAATGGTTCAATACAAGTCTACGCATCTCAATCAACCGATAAATCAGTTTACGAAAACCAAATACCGCCAGTAACTTCGCACGCTAGTGAAAACAAATATATAATTTTGACTTAATATGAAACAACAACAAAACTTTGCAGTAGTCAATGTAGACAATAATCAATTACCTATTATTCAGGAAGATACTAAAACACGTTATAGCTGGATTCCATTTGGTGTATATGGACACGATGATTTCTTTGATGCTGTAACAACTACCTTTAGTGTATCAACTACAAACAATGCCTGTATAGAAGGTATTGCTGATTTAATATTTGGTAAAGGATTATATTCTAAGAATGAAGCATTTAATGAAATACTTCAGAAGATGATACCGCAAGAGGAAACTAAAAGAGTAGCATTTGATTTAAAATTATTTGGTAATGCTGCATATCAGGTATATTGGGATGATACACATACTAAGATTAAAAAGATGTATCACGTTCCTGTTCAGACTCTAAGAGCTGAAAAGTTATATGGTAGTTCTAAAGTTCAAAACTATTACTATTGTGTAGATTGGAATGACCAAAGAAAGATAAAAGATAAGAAAAAGATTCCTGCATTTGGTACATCCGAAGATAAAATGGAAATACTTTATGTTAAGAATTACTTTCCAGGCTTATACTATTATAGTTTGCCTGATTGGGTAGCAGCAATGCAATTCGCAATATCAGAAGGTGAGATTAGTAACTTACATTTAAATAACATTACAAATGGTTTCTTACCGGCAGTAATGATTAACTTCAATAACGGAGTTCCTGCACCTGAAGAAAGAGAAACAATAGAAGATTTAATTCAGGCTAAGTTTACAGGTACGGATAATGCAGGAAGATTTATGTTATCATTCAATGATGACCCTGCTACTAAACCTACTATCGATGTAATACAAATAGATAACTTACATGAAAAATATCAATACGTTGCAGATTATACGCAAGATAGAATACTGGTTGCTCATAGAGTTACCTCTCCATTATTATTTGGTATTAGAACTGCTAGTAATGGTTTTAGTTCTCAATCAGAAGAGATGAAAACAGCATTCTCTATTATGCAAACAATGACAGTATCTCCATTCCAAAATATAATCTTAAACTCATTAGATTACGCATTGAAGTGTAGTGGATATCCGGATACTGAAATATACTTTGAGCAATTAACTCCATTAGTAATTCTTTCTCAAACAGCAGAAGAAAGTGGTAAATCAATTGCACAAGTTGAAGATGAAACTAATAAATCAATGGAGAATCCGGCAACTACGGATGATGGACAAGACCAAACAACAATAGATGCAATTCCACCAAAAGAATCTAATATGGAAGAAGAATTTGATGATATTAATTTTATCAGAACAGTTGGAACACAATCAGCATTTTTCAAAGAAGAATTTAAATAAACACATATATGGCTTACGCACTCTTTATTAACAGAAACGATATTATTAAGAATACTCCTTTACAGGGAGCTATTGATGCAGATGCTTTATTACCATTTGTAAAAACAGCACAAACTAAATACTTAAAAAATTTATTAGGAACTGTTTTGTATGAATACCTTCAAGCACAAATTGTTGCAGGAACTGTATCAACACTAAACGCATATTACCAAGACCTTTTAGATGAACAAATTAAAAATACTCTAATTTGGTATGCATGTGTTGAGTATATTCCATTTAGTTCAGTACAATTCAAATCTAATGGCGCTGTGAAGCAACAAAGTGAGCAAGGCGTTGCTCCATCTAAATCGGAGATAGATTACCTATTAGCAAAGGCGCAAGCAAATGCTGACTACTATGCGTTGAGATTACAAAACTATTTAATTGCTTATTCTCAATTCATTCCTCAATATTTACAATCAGTTGGTAATCAAACTCAAATATATGCTGACCAAAGTAATCAATACTTTGGCGGAATACAATTGTAAACAATATGGGTGCAATAATTTCAAACACAAATGTAAACTATTCATTATACTATAACTTAGTTAATGCATTAGCAGAATATTGCGCACAACATCCTTCAATAGCAGGAGTAGGTAATGAAGAACTTTCTGATTTTGATGAAAGAGCATTCCCTTCATATCCCATTGCTAACATAGTAATCAAAGAAGCCGTATTTAAAGAAACCACAACCGATTGGGAAGTTTATATTCTTATTGCTGACAAATATAAAAATAAAGATAACGAATCTAATCCAACAAATAATGAGCAAGCAGTTCCATTTTATGGACCTGATGATATGATGGATATATGGGCAAATACAATGAGTATAATGAATGATATAACTGCATTCATTCAGAAAGGTTTGACTGGATTCGAAATAAACGAAAACATTAGTTGCACAAATTTCCACGAGAGATTTGATTCAGGCTTAGCAGGATGGGAAGTAACATTTACACTAACAACACACAACGATAAGAATCGTTGCTTATTTGATTTATATCCAAACTAATATGGCAAACCCGATAATAACAAATACAGGTACCAATTACTCACTTTACTATAATGTAATAAATTATTTTAAAACAATAATGAGTAATCACCCATCTATTGAAGTAGTTACCTTTGGTGATGCTTGGGATATTGGAGAAAGACAATTTCCTGCATATCCAATGGGTAATATCCTTATATTAGAAAGTGATTTTGGAACTAATGTAACAAATTATAAAGTTCAATTGATTGTTGCTGATAAAGTTAAGAATAAAGATAATGAATCAAACCCAACAAACAACGAACAAATAATTCCTTTATATGGTGTAGATGATAAAACAGATGCATGGGCTAACACTTTAGCAATCATTAATGATTTAACATCTTATACGCAGAGGGGGGTTGCAGGTTTTGAAATAAACGATGATATTGTTTGTACACCATTCGCCGAACGATTCGATAATGGTTTGGCCGGTTGGCAGGCTGAGTTTACTTTAACAACTCACAACGACCGAAATCGTTGCCTTTTTTTTTTAATACCCGTTGACCAATTTATAATTGAAGAATGTTTAACAGGAAATAGATATAAAGCAATATTAGATAGTAGTAATGTACCAGTTGGTGGAGTATTTAATACATTAAAATCACCAGGTCTATCAAATACTTATGGTAATTTGGTATGTTATACAATAGTAGAACCAATTCAATCTGATGATTGGGATTTTGTAAATCTTCCAATACTTCAGCCAGGGGCTATTCAAAATTGCACAATATGTAATTTGTGGATTAATCCTAAAATATGGGGAACAACTCCGGCAGCATGGAGTGGACCGGATGCAGAATTTAGAACATGGGCAACAGTATAAAAATATAAAATAAAAATAATGGGAAGTTTAAGCAATCTTTATATATCACAATCCTACCAATCCTTAATTCATATAGGGACTAATAATACAGCAAGTGCTACATTAATTGGATTGCAAGATGGATTAGGTAATAATATTGGTGTTTCAGTTAATACGGCTGGTGATTTGTTTTTATCAGGTTCGCTAACTGCATCATTACAACAAGGATATCTTTATGTAGGTAATGCAAGTGGTAAAACAACTGCATTCGCTACATCATCTTTAGTTACTACTGTTAATACAGGTAGTTTAGTAACAACCGCATCATTCAACGCTTTTACTCAAAGTATAAATTCTGCAACTCAATCTTTATTTACATCTGCAAGTTTAGCATTAGTAACTGCATCATTTGATAATGGCACAAGAAACTTAACATTTACAAAAGGTAATAATCAAACATTTAATGTAAATATTCCTGATGTAAGTGGTAGCACAATAAATACAGGCAGTTTTGCAACAACCGGGTCTAATCAATTCAATGGCAGTCAAACAATAACAGGTAGTTTAACTGTTGTAGATGGTGCTACTTCTTTTGAAGTTGGTCTGAATGGTGATATAATTAATTTAAATGCGGGTGGTAATAATATTAATTTTAATTTTGGTGGTGATGCTGCATTTAATGGTGACACAATAACATTAAGAAATAGTGGAGGTGATGCACAATTTGGAATGTATAGAGGAAGTGGTGCGACACAAAAAGTGTGGTTTACAAAAGTAAACGATACAGGTAATAGTGGTTCGTATGTAATATTTGATGCTCAAAATACTAAAGATTATTTTACATTAGGTGGAGTATTAAATAATACAACCATAAATTCTGATTTAAATATAACTGGTAATTTAACTGCATCTCTACAACAAGGATATGCATGGGTGGGTAACGGAAGTAATGTTTCTTCATTAGTAGCAACATCATCATTTGGAACACCAATACCAAGTGGAACAATATCAGGTAGTTCACAAATTACTGCATTAGGATTTGTTAGTTCATCTGTAACTGCAAGTAGTTTAATTACTGCTTCATTTAGTGGTAACACATTAACATTTACAAAAGGTGATGCATCTACATTTGGTGTAGTAATACCTGATGTTAGTGGAAGCACAATTGATACAGGTAGTTTCGCAACAACTTCTTCTTTTAACTCTTATACTCAATCAACGAATATAAGGTTAAATAACTTAGAAAGCACATCGGCTAGTGTCAATGTATCAATTACGAATTTAAACTCAACTACGAGCTCCTTTGCTACCTCCATAGCAAATCTAAACTCTAATAGTGCAAGTGTTAATACATCAATAACTAATTTGAATGCAAGTTCTGCATCTCAACAGGTTAGTATAGATGCATTAAACACATTCACTGCTTCACAATCGACCGCATCAATCGTAACTTCAATAAATAATTTGAATACGTTTAGTGCATCGGCATTAGTATCAATCAGTAATATTAACTCTACTACTGCATCTTTAAATACATCAGTAAGTAATTTAAATACAAATTCTGCATCACAACAGGTTAGTATAGATGCACTAAATGTATTTACTGCTTCGCAATCAACAGCAAGTTTAGTAACTTCTATAACTGAATTAAATACTTTTTCAGCATCTGCTAAAATTAGTATTACAAATATTAACTCTACTACTGCATCTTTAAATACATCAGCTAGTTTAGCATTAGTAACTGCATCATTTGATAATGGTACAAGAAACTTAACATTCACTAAAGGAAACAATACACAATTTAGTGTAAATATTCCTGATGTTAGTGGAAGTGCAGGTACTTTCGTAACTACATCTTCATTCAATGCTTATACACAATCAAATGACCAAAGAGTAACATCTTTAGAAACAAATAGTGCAAGTGTTAATACATCAATTAGTAATATAAATTCTGCAACTGCAAGTTTGTTTACATCTGTAAACGCATTAAACACATTCACTGCTTCTCAATCTACTGCAAGTATTGTAACCTCTATAACTAATCTAAACTCATTTACACAATCTGCTAATCAGAGAATAGGAAGTTTAGAAGCGGCTACCTCATCTTATGCAAATAGTGCAAGTGTAGCAGCGGTAGATGCCGCACAACAATCGCAAATAAATTCATTGATTAATGCTACATCATCTTATGCAATAAGTGCAAGTGTAGCAGCAGTAGATGCCGCACAACAACAATCGATTAATTCGATAAACGCAGTAACTGCATCATTTTTAACTAGCTCAGCTGATATAAGTGCATTGAATGCATTTACCGCATCACAATTGACAATCAATAGTGGATACAATACATTCACATCATCTGCAAATCAAAGATTAGGTTCTTTGGAAACAAATAGTGCAAGTGTTAATACATCTATATCTGCACTAAATTCATTCACCGCTTCGCAATCAACAGCAAGTTTAGTAACTTCTATAACTGAATTAAATACATTTAGTGCAAGTGCAAAGGTATCTATAAATGCTTTAAATACAAATTCAGCATCAGTAAATACTTCTGTAAGTAATTTAAATACATTTACACAATCGCAAGCGGCTGTAAATATATTATTATCAGATGAGATAGATAGTTTACAAGCTAAGACTGGTTCATACGCAACAACAGGCAGTAACAACTTTATTGGTAATCAAACTATTACAGGTAACATATCTGCATTTTCTGCATCATTTACTTATTTACAAACAATATTCGAAAGCTCATCTATAATATATTCTTCAGGTAGTAATCAATTTGGTGATGAGTTAACGGATGTACAAACTCTAAGCGGTAGTGTAAAGGTACAAGGTAGTTTGACTGTAAATGGTACGCCAGTATTAACTTCATCGGTTGATATTAGTGGATTAGTAACAACTGCTTCATTTAACACATATACGCAATCTAATAATCAAAGAGTTAGTTCATTAGAATCTAATTCAGCGAGTGTTAATGTATCTATTACTAATATAAACTCTACTACTGCAAGTTTGAATACTTCGGTAAGTGCTTTAAATACATTCACTGCTTCGCAATCGACTGCAAGTTTAGTAACATCAATTAACAACTTAAATACTTTTTCAGCATCTGCATTGGTATCAATAAGTAATTTGAATAGTACTACTGCAAGTTTGAATACGTCTGTAAGTAATATCAATACATTTACACAATCAGCAAATCAAAGATTAACTTCAATTGAAAGTGTAAGTGGTAGTTGGATTACTGAATCTGAAACAGGTAGTTTTGTAATAACTTCTTCATTTAATTCATATACACAAAGTAATGATAGTAGAGTAAGTAGTTTAGAATCTGCAACTGCAAGTTTATATACTTCGGTAGCTAATATAAATACATTTACTCAAAGTGCTAATATATCAATCAATGCATTAAACGCAGCTACTTCATCATATGTAACATCTGCAATTACTGCCAGTTCTTTAATTACTGCTTCATTTAATAATGGTACAAGAAACTTAACATTCACAAAAGGAGATGCTACTACATTCAATGTAAACATTCCTGATGTTAGTGGAAGTACAATAAATACAGGTTCATTTGCTACAACAGGTAGTAATACATTTATAGGTAATCAAACTATAACAGGTAGTTTATCCGTAACATCAAGTACTCAAATTCAATTTTTTGTTTTGGGTGGATTTAATCCATATTTGAAAATAGGTGATAATAGCCTTAATGATATTACATTACAAGCAAATGATTTTAATATAAATTTAGCTGGTGGTGATGTAAAAATAAATAATGATACTGCAAATAGAGGTATTCAAATAGAAGGGCCTGACCCGGCAATTGCTTTAAGAGATACAACTGCACCTAATAACCCATATATTAATTTAACTAATACAAATAATCTACTTCAAATAACTGATTCTAATAGTACTATTGTAACGATGAATACTGCATCGTTTAATATACCGTCTGCATCATTTACTGCATCTTTACAACAAGGATATGCATGGGTTGGTAATTCATTAGGACAAAATACTCAAGTAGCAACATCATCATTTGGAAGTACTATTAATACAGGCTCATTCGCTACAACAGGCTCAAATACATTTATAGGTAATGAAACATTCCAAGATGCAGGTGGTAACGCATCAACATTAGTACCTACATCAGGTAGTTTAATGTTAGTAGCAAAATCATTTACATCAGCATCTGCACATTTATCATCTTCTTTTACAAATAGTGTAAACTTAATTTTTAAGAACAACGACAATACAGCAGATACAATTATAAGTGGTAGTAATAACATATTTACAAACCCAACAGCAATAACAACAGGATTTAAGAGATACATAGGTGGTAGTAGTAATATTGCTATGAATGCATCAGCAGTACCACAAATAAGTGGTAGTATGGGATTCTCACCTGCAATGAGTAATAACTATTTTGGCGGAACTGCAGGTATGATAATGAGAGGACCTGTTAGTTCATCTGCATATACTATTAGTAATAACTTATTCAATAATACAACTGCATTTGGAATAGGTAGTGCAGCAGCAACTAATGCTGAGAAAATGGTATCTGGATTTACTATGTCAAATAACGTAGGTAATGTTTTTGTAAGATTACAGGCATATAAAACACCACTATCTGCATCGGTTACTTATAGTACATCAACAGGTGCTGGTGTGGTTGATTTGAATCTTCATAGTTCATCTATAAACTATGGTGGTAATATAAGTTATGGTGGAACAACTATAAACAACTTATACTTCCCTACAACTGTTGATATTACAAGTAGTTTAGTTACTGTTAATAGTTGCCAGTTTATGGGTACAAATAATATAGTATTTTCAGGCAGTAATGCCAGTATGACAGGTGAGACTAGAAGATTAGGTAACTCCTTAATGATTGGGTTTAACTCAGCAAGTTTAGTTCTTAATGGAGATAGTGGTTCACTTTTTGCAACTTCTATATTAGGAGCTGGATTAAGTGTGACGGGTTCTAATAGTAGATTTACAACTGTAAATGTTCCTAATAATGATTTTGGTAGTGCATTCGTTGGTAGATATAATGACCAATCAGGAAATAAAGCAAGAACAGCAGAAACTATATTTGCAGTAGGTACAGGTACAGCTAATGCTACTGCAAATAGAAAGACTGGTTTCCTAATCGATAGTGGTTCTAACACATATGTAGAAGGTAGTTTAAACGTAAGTGGAAGTACATCCCTAACAGGTAGTTTAACACTTAATGGAAGTACGATTACCGCAGTTAATACAGGTAGTTTTGCAACAACCGGTTCGAACTCATTTAATGGTAATCAAACAATAACTGGAAGTTTAATACTTTCATCTTCTGCTAATGTTGAATTGCAAGTAATAGGAAACCAAATAATAACAGGTAGCTTAATAGTAAGTAGTAGTGGTGGTGAATTCAATAGATTTAATACTTTAGATACAACGATTCAAAGAATTCAAACTTCATTAAGTTTTACAGGTAGTAGATTTGGTGGAGGAATACTTTCCACCTCAATAGAATTAGAAAACCTTAGTGCAACTGAATTTGGATTTAATCAATTATCATCAGCTGATGCTTTGACAGGTACTCAATTTATATTGAATACAAATAAAGATAGTACCTTTACCGAACTTAAATTAAACGCAAGATATACAGGTTCAAATGATGCAACAATTAAAATAAGAAATACAGCTGGTGTTCGTACCTTTACTTCGGATGCAGATACTTCAACATTTAATGGTAATGTAAAAGTAGCATCAACATTCCAATTACAATTGCCAGTTGGTAGTAATCAGCAAGCAGGAACGGCAGTATTAGATGGTGGAAATCCAGGTACTGTAACTGTATCAAACTCATTAGTAACTGCAAGTAGTGTTATAATGTTAACTAAACAAACCCTAACTAACGCACATATGGTTGCAGTTAGTTCAAAAGGAGCAGGAACATTTACAATTACCTCTAATGGTAATGGAGATGCGGATACTGTAGGATGGTTTATTATAAACAATTCTTAAAATGCCTACTTTAAAAGATATAGCTAAACAGGTTAGTGCTTTAGTAGTTAACAAAGCACCACAAAGCAGAAAAGGTTCTAATGGTAAAAAACCTGGTAACCTTAAAAGAGCATTAGCAAGAGCAAATAAACCTGCCGATGTATTAGAGGAAAAGAAAGATGGCTCATTTTCATTTACTATCAACTATGCTCCGCCAGGCGCAGAATATGGAAAATGGTGGAACGACCCGACTGTATCACAAACAGTTAGAGACCAAAAGACTGGTAATGATGCTTCTATAAATTTTGCTTCAAAAGGAATCAATTCGCCAATTGTAGATTCTTTAGTTCAGGACTATTTAGATGAAATTTCAAATCAAGTAGTAACTAAAATACAAAAAGCAATCGATGATTTAGATTAGTACCATTCAATACTTTTCGAAAATTATAGGTTATTAAAATAAAAGTATTTCTGAATGTCACTTTCAATAACTCAAACTCCGGCATCGTGCTCATTGGCACAATCCCCAATAATATTTTCAATATTAGAGAATACGCCTGTAATTAACTCATCTTCATTTCAATATGTAGGTGAATTATATTATTGGACAGGTAGTTTAACTAATTCATCATCAGTACCTGATTATACTATTATAAAATATCCTAATACAACAGGTACAGGTATATTTGATTTAAATAGAATTATAAATTCAACTCTTACTGATTTAGCAATAGCTAATACTTCTAACGTTAAATATTTTGCAGCAGATTTTTATTTTCAATTTTTAAGTGGAAGTACATTTATAACTGGCTCACACGTTAAATCATCTACCTATAAGGCATTAGATGGTTACCAAATATTCCAAGAATCAATTGGACAACAATTAAATACTTTAAGTACTTTCTATCCTTTACTAACCGATGGACCGG